GTCGGAGTAGGGCATCTCACCCTCGGGGTTTGGAACTCAGCTCATTCGAGCAGAGACCAAAAGACGGTTTCACACCGTCTCCCTTCTATAGCGCCTGCAATGGGCGCTACAGCACGCCGGGCTTGCAGCTCATACCGCAAATCCCGAAACCAGTTGAAACGGCCATACGGCCATAACTCTTCTGGTCCCGGGTTCGCAGCATGGAATGCAAGCTCTGACACCGGAGGCTCGTACCAACTAGGTGCGAACCTACGGCACCTGACGTAACGCTTCACTCGACCAAGCCTGATCGAGATAGCGCCGTCGGCCCAATCGCCTCTAGCAACCGAAACTAACAACCCGCTAGGGTTATAGAGTCGCTTGCGTAGGCCTCTTGGAACCCTTATAGTGTCCTCGGTCAACTGCACTTGAGCTAACTTAGGTACGGAGGCTATGTAACGCCTCCCCCCTCCAGTTAGCGGTGCGCGTAGCCAAGGCCACCACTCGGGAACCTTGAAACCTGCATCGTCAGACTCCCAAAACGGCACCCCGAGAAAGGGCGCCTTCTTGAGGAGATATTGCAGCGTCGAATCAATTGAGATATTGTTTCGCGCGCTCCATCTAACGAGCTTGTTGAAGGCGACGTAAGTATCCTGTGCAGTCCGCAGGTGTTTAAGATACACCCCGCGAACCATGTGACCTTTAAAAAAGTCACAACCACAGGACTCACGGAACGGTCCTTTATTAAAGGACTTTTCTGCGTTTACTCTAAACCCAAGCAAGGTCAGTATATGGCAGACACGGTCATACGCATCGCTGCGCACGATTATGTCGTCACCAAACACCGACCAGTTAGGTTTATTGCTATTCACGCGCCGAAGGGGAATACCCTTCTCAGCGTAAACCGCAGAGACGACGGCCGAGAACAGAAGTGTCTGGAGGGGGAACGTAAAACCATTCCCCATCGTCGACACCATGTTCAAGGGCAGCGCTGATCCGTCCGGAAGCCTTGAAACGGGCGACCGGAGATACTTCAAGATAGAGCTAAACCATTGCGGGAAAAGCTCGTCGAGAAGCGTCAGACTGATGGAGTCCGAAGCAGATTCTAAGTCGATCGTTGAGAACGACTCAGGTCCGTCCGGGTCCAACGAGCCCAACCGCGCCATATGCCGATTAACGTCAGCCACGAACCTAAGGTCGATTCCGAAAAATGACCTCAGGCGCTCGCGTATAACGTTACCCAATCCGAGCTGATACCACATGTTCAATGTGGGCTCAGTGCAGATTGTACGGCTTATGTCGATGTTCTTAGGCACTAAGGACAGGCGATTACCTTCAACCAACAGAGGACCATTGCACTTGGTAAACCTGAGGTTTTCGGCCTCAGACCAAGACACTAGGTCACGGATATTGGCTCTGTACTCCGCGTACAGTTTCAGATCAGTCGTGGATAACTCAGAAGCGAACATCTTTGTATAGAAGTCGCCCCCTCGTCCAGCTATGCTAGCACCTGGCCCAGTCTCTCCAGATTCGAAAATCTGTTGAAAACTATCGACCAGAGGCATCCCTTCCGGGTGGAGGAAGCGCTCGAGACACGTTTTCACGTTCCCGACAGCCTCTTCATCCCAGCTAGACGAGACCACGAGTTTATAAGTCTTCATCCGTTCATTAACGGCATGAAACTTCTCTATTGCCTTGGCATCTGCCTCGGGGTTAGGGTCTTCAAATTTCTTGAAGACGCTCTCCAAGAGCATTGTTGCAGCAACGGAGCGCCAACCCGAAGAGAGACTTTTTTTGTCTCCTGACGGGATTGACGAAAGATCCGATTGAAGGCAGGAAAAGAGAATTTGCCGATTAGGAGCGGACATACACTCTCTCCAAGTGTCAAACCACTAAGGTACCTCCAATGAGCGCTAGACCTAGCTGTTCTTCCGCAAAATGCGGGAGAGCCAGATAAGAAAAGCGTTCATAAGAGTCCTGACGAGAAGTCCTTTCGAAGGACCCTTGCTACCCACGGTCAAAGACCGTTGGTAATGAGGGTAGTCCCAAGATTGGACGACTCTGCCCAGGCTGTACCGAAGAGGAGAGACAGAGCAGCCCGAATGGATTCGGGGTCCTGAATGTCAGCACCGGCAGGCAAGCTCATCGAAAGTTCGAAGAGCCCAACCTGACGAGGCTGACCAGACAGAACCTCGAGACCCTTACGAACGTTCCATTTGAAAACGTTCTTCGGGACGCTCGAGAGACCCCCAGACGCGTTCACGGGAGGCAACGCTTTCGGCGATGCCACCTTGAAAAACGTCATGGTAAACGGGTTGGAGAGGCTATTAACCTCAACACCCGTCTGGGTCCCACCCAGGGCCGAGACATAGTACTGCTTGCCATGGGCAGCAGGAGCTGTGTCAGCGACCAGAGTGTACGTCGGCGACGTCAGCCCCGTTTGAGGGGCTCCCGTAACCGGCGAGGATGGAGCGAAAGGCATGATGGACCTTCCTTAAAGAACTATAATGTCCGCATGCGCGCGAGGGCCGAGATGTTTAACCATTTCCGCCAATTCTTCGCTCCAGGTATTTCAAACCTGAAACTCGGAACGATGGAGCCGGTATAGCGATCTCGGGACACGAACATACGGTCCCATTTAACGCTTGCAGGCCAGAACTCAAACGTTTTGTTCGAATTCGCAGCGGGGTAGGTTGGACTATTTTCCTCGATCGAGACCCGTTCGGTTGAACGGATCTTATGATTCCGGAAGGTCCTTGCTACCCATGCGAGATCCGAACGCGGAAAGCTCGCGGCCTCGATTATGTCACCGAAATTGGTGAAATAATCCGCAAGAAACGAGTACGGAATGGCCTCCCAGACAGCCGGAAAGAAGTCACGGGCACGAACGCCCATTTCTTCTATGGCTCTACCGGAAGGACATGACGTCTCTAGCTTCACTGCTCCGTAGATGATCACCTCGTAAAAGTCATAGTTTTTTACACTATACCTCAACGTGGTGACCTCGTGCAGACGACTGCTATTGGTATAGGAAAGGTTCCTCAAACGGTCTGAGCGGCCATAGAAGCGTTCCAGAGGCACCGACGCCGAAAGGCGCCGAAGTGCATGGTAAGCATCTACAGCATCAGACAGAAGAGGAGCCCAACCAAAATTCGCCTCTAGCCATGAGTCTGACAACGCCCTCTGTGCGGCCCTAGAGACATCAGGGGAATCTCTCTCGAGATCCCTGAAGCCTTGTTGAGTCGTAGGGAGAGAGCGCTTACCCACAGCGCGCTTAACGCGTTTGCGGGCATTCCGGTGGTAGGTGTCGAGTAATTCTCGAAAACCTTTTACCGGATTACGGAGCCCTCGTATCGTGTCACGGAGTTCGGCCAAGAAGTTACCACCTCGAAAGTGGTTTTGCTTCGAGCGCGCGTTCCCTATAGCACGAACGAGTGCTTCATCAAGCGTCTCGTTATCGATAGAAGTACTAGCCGCCGCGGGTTCGTTCCAGACAACAGAGTCATTCTCAAAAATGTCTCCGTCATATTGGTAGAACCCGAAACGATTCGCTGAGGGACACCATTTCCCCAGAAACACGTGCCCTGGACGGTACTCAAAGTCCGTCCGGGTCGCCGAAAATGGGGTTGTAGCGTCTAAGCCCAGCGCTATTCGCCGGCGCCACCCAGGGAGTTTACTGCTCTGTAGGACTTGCGGGATCGTATAGGGATTCTGCGTGACAATCGGGGTGACCTCGTTAGAGGGCCACGAAAAGCACGCAGAAACACTCCCCGTACGCCAGCGCATCCTAGTAGAGTATGTATACTTTGTGGTAAGTGCCATTGAGCGGTCCTTCTATGAAAGTGAGAGGTCGGTGAAAAACCAACCCCTCTGGAGAGTAACCTAAACCGACCTTAGTACTGCGTACGGAACACTTCGAAGTGTTCCTTGGGCAGCACGGTATCGGCATGGTTACACACAGCGTGCTCTGACCCCTCGAAGAGGTAGAACGTGCACCCGCCTTTAAGCGGGTCCGCCGTGATTTTCGCTCGCCTATAGATAGTAGACCCGTTCGGGCCTGCTTCTGATAGACAAGCGAAGACCGTGATTTTACTCACTCTACACCTCCGAGTTAAAGGGTTAAACACGCATCGGGAGCTCCCGAAAGGGAG